AATTTGAAGTCCGCCACCTAACTTAACCCGCGCGACTGATGCTATGCAGACGCAATGCATTTCCAGCCCGTTCGCCGCCCCCCCGGTAGAATAGTTGTAGTCAACGGTCCCACCACCCCAGATCCCAATATAATCTGAACGGTTACCTAAATCGGATGTGTTAGAAGCAAACCCACCAGAAACAACCCTGTTTGACAGAACATATGCCCATTTTTCGCTTACAAAAACTGGCCTCAGATTGCCAGATGCGCCTGAAACTGTGACGCCGGCTTTGATTTCGATGTCGGTGTTATTAGGAACTGTGATTGGACCGTTAACAAAAACAGTGCCCTGATCTGCAAATACGATTCTCGTAATGGTGGACTTACCTGAAAGGTCGTTCAGCATGTTCTGCAAATTCGTCGTATTTATAGCGGCGGTGTTGGTCGTCAGAACTCCGTAATCACTGGCATAGTATATGCGGTCGAGTTTATCTTTAACCGTTTGCAGAACCGAGTATGCGCCTTTGTTTTGATATCCAACCATTCCGGCACCAGCCGAAGTTTCCAGAGCAGCTCGCAGAGAGGCATCGCCGACGCCAATCCATGCCCCCGGGCCAATCCCACCAGTACTTGCAGGAGTTGAGTTTGCTGGAACTACTTTAGGACCAGCGGAAAATGATCCAGTCCATTTGTAGTATTCCCCATCTGCAGTGTTCAGAAGTACTTCGGTTGGTCTGTTAATGGTTGCGCCAGTAGTAAACGTTTTACCCGTGAGAATAACGTATCCATAAGCAGAAATTGCCTGCTGGACCATTAATTCCATTCCATACCATGTACGCCTAGGTGCTCCGAAGCGGTCATTCCAAAGTTCATTTGTCTGATCATTTGCTAAATGATCAAAGTTCTGAGCATTGTCATAAAGGTCGCGAGGGTCTTGTGAACCCAGGGGATTATTAGTTCCGTAAGTGGTCATGCAAACTCCAGACATAAAAAAACCCGCCGTGGCGGGTCGAATTGGTTTATCAGGCGACATCACCTGGGTAAGTAGCGTCATCGTACTGATATTTTTCGGGGTTATACTGAATGGCTGTTACATCGTTTGTTCCATCGCTCCCAGGTGATATTTCGCCTATAAGCGCATCGTAGCCTACCCGTGTTGAAGAGCAGAATAAAAGCCGTGGTGGCTCAACTGCCTGGTCATCCATGACCCATGTTTCAGGTGACAAAGCCGAACTATATGGAACGGTTAACGTGAAATCATCAACCCTGGTTGGAGTAAGTAATGCAGATGCTTTTCCCTCCTGATCACGAATAACAACCCGTGGGTTCGGGAATGTCCAGTCAGGCGCTTCACTCAAATGAAGAGTTATCATGCTGCTGTTAAATGTCATCCCCACGATCAGACAGCTGAGCGTTTGGTTACCCGGTATATCATCGGTGAAAATTACCCTGTCCATAAACTCATAGCAGAGCGCGTCCATTTCAGTAGATGTGTCATGAGAAAGTCGCTGGAGCTGATAGCCAAGTAACCGCCGCATGCCAATACGATACGCCCTGTCCTGGTTGAGCACACCATCAAGCTGGAAGTTTTCCACTTTTACTAGAGTGGTGTTACCAGGCAAGCGACACTGAACAGTTTCTTCTGCCCAGGTGAGCTCGTTAATATACGTAACATCCACGCCATCATAATCGTCTTCGTTCGGTGCTTTGAATGATGTTGTCAGTTCGGCGGTTGTTTCCTGTGGCGTAATCATCCCGCTCCATGGTTTTACCCCTTCCCTTCCCGCTGAAGCCATGCCATCCGAAAGAAGGAAAAAGCCCATACCAGCGCCGGTGATGGTCTTGAGAATATCGAGTGCAGAAACCGTATCAGTTGTTGCGAAATCGAATGTCTCGCCTCGCGGAGTCCAGTAGGTTGTTTCAAGCGCATTTATCGCGACACTGTCAATTTCATTATCTTGGTAACCAAGTGATTTGAGAACGTGATAAAGGGCGGCGCTGATGCTGCGGGGTTCACCTTCGTCATATTGCCTTGTGGCTGTTACATTGATTCGCCTGTCAGATTGAGCGCCAAGTCGGTTACCCGTTCTGACGCTGAGAGCAACTGTGGTTATATCGCGGTATCTCATTGGCCGTTTTGGCAGTCTTGCACGCATTGCCTGCCAGTAAACCTGATCACGTGTTGACCCTCCAGCAGGTGCTTCCTTGCGTCTCATCCTGACTTCATACTGTCCAGGCGTAACATCAATCACCCGTGTAAATCCAATCTGGTCTTCAACGCTTCTGGTATACGACAACTCAAGTGTCGTCCAGTCGGTTGTGCCAGCAACACGATACTGAATGAGCAGCCCAACGGTCTGCGATCTCTTCTTACCTTTGCTGTTGTATTTTGCCAGTCCATTCTGGAAATTGAGGTTTACCTCAATGCAGTCTGTTGTTTCTCCGTCAGGGCAAGACAGGAAAGGACCTACCCAGTCGTAGTTGTCGTTTACTCCGGTCACCGAGCCATCAAGAACGGTTCGTTGAATAAAGCCTGTCCACGTAGGATCCACTGTGGTAATTGGATTTCCTGAAGAATCAGCAGAAACAAGAACCCTGACAACGGTAATAGTGAGTCCAGAAATATCAGTGATTTTATAGCTATAATCGGTTGGGTATAACGTCAGGCGCTGGAGTCCTACGGGTATTCCGGCAAATTTTGCACCGGTCGCCGAATCATAAGCGAGGCGGATGCTGGCTGGCACTGCTGCAGTTCCACCCGTTGATTTTACGCCTGCAGTATCAACCGGTGAACTTCCAAAAACACTAACAGGCAATACGCTGTGGGTGATTGAGCCACCAGCAAACGGGCTGCTTTGCTCGTCGATAACCACACGTCCGGAATTATCACGGGCTCTCAAACCAGACGCATTTATCTGGCTTGTTATTGCATTCACCAGACCACTCATGGTGACGTAGTTGCTGGTAAGTGAAATAGTGTAGGTTACGGTTTTCCACGTAATGGTGAAGGTTTGTGGCGTACTGCTGAAGTCATACGTAGTAGGTGACGCGCTGGCCGCAATGCTTGCGGTGCTTCCCCCTACGCCGGGAACGGCAGGTACGGCTGGACTGTAAGCTGCGACAAATAATTCAAACGTATCGTTGTTTACCTCCAGCGTCATAGCCATGCCAACGACCGGGGCCATCTCAGATACTGAACCATAAATGACGCTGTAACCGTTATTGATGTCAATGGTATAGGTATCAGGTGCCTCTATATCAATAATGGTTCCAACCGTCCAGGAGGATGGGATTTCAGTATCCTCTGTCATTGTCGACCCAATCAGCGTTACTGTATTGGTATTCAACAGTAAAGCATCCGCTACGACACTGACGTTTTCCGGGCCGCTTGAGCCGAGATCAAGGCCAGCGGTACCGGATGTTGTATTGCCTACTTCAGGGGAGTTAAACCAATTTTCTGTGCGTTTATCCGCTGATACATCAGCACCAGGCGGGTATACGGTATATGAAACGTCCTCGCCAAATGCCGCAAAAGGGGTATTACCAATCCGCCATTCAGATGCTGGCAAAGTGAAGTAACCGGCACCGACATTCAGAAACATATCGGTAACCATGTCTTTTTCATTAACAAACCGGCTAACAGGCTGAACCACGTAATCTGGCCATACGCGATATTTACCAAAAATTTCGCGGATAGGATCACCGAGCTTCGCGCTGTTAGCCTTTGCAGGGTTCAGGTCAATCTGATCACCATTTCCAGGCTGACTATAACCGCCAGTCTGCATATTGCTCATCATGAAGATTGAATAAGCAGCACTGGCCACAGCGACGCCTACGGCGACCCACGCGACAATCTCAAGGCCTGTACCATAAGGCACAGGATAAATGCATACGTTGCATTTCTCAGTGATTATGCGTTCTGACCACCATTCTGGTGGTACGTTTTCACCATTGACTTCGACAGTGATTGGATGTTGTCTGTCAAGTTCCCAGCCCTCCACATTCTCTGAGAACCAGTCTGCCAAAATTGTTTCAGCGTGTTCGTGCGTTTCAAGTGGCTCACCGGGTAATCTTGAGGGATAGATTTTGATCGTCACTGGTAATACTCCACCTTCACAAATCGCCGTTCAAAACGGGAGAGAGGAAGAAAAGTTACGTTCGATTTAGGGTTACATTCTGCTGCGTACAGTGAACCTCCAATATCAACAACTATCGCGACGTGTGTGACCATCCCAGCCGAATAACAGGCGATACCCGCGCCGGGAGAAGGTTTACATCTTTCCAGTTCAGACATCAGACCTTTGGCCTCCCGATCAAGGCCATTATCATCCTTAGTTACCCCTGAAAACTCAGGCCACAAATTAAGACCGAGATCGCGCCGTATTTCATTTACTATCCCGAAACAGTCAAGTTCAGGGAAAACGCGACCGCCTTTCAGCCAGGTGACTGAACGGTATTTATCAGGATCAAACATGGGTAGTCCTTACGTCAGATAACGGAGACCTGGGAAGTCAGGAAGGGTGTAGCGGTAGCGTGGCCACGCTGTATCAAGGATGTTCATATACCCTGCGGTGATCTGAACCTCCGTTGCAGTCCAAGACCCGTTCTTGATAGCAAGGGTGTATGGCGGCGCGGCGGGGGATGACAAATCAGACGAAACATAACGGCGAAAAGTCAGGCTGGCATTCTTCAGGTTATCGAGTGCATTTCGGATCGCCGTAGAAACAATACCGTCAATGTTGCTGATAGCGAATTTCAGATCCTGCGTTCCGTCTGCATTACGAGCTGGAAGTGCAATATCAATTGCCGAACCGATAAATGTAGCCTTCTGTCCGTTCTCCAGCGTTACCGTAATATCGTCCCAACCTCGCGTTAGCCAGTAGTCAACGCCACCAACAGTAATCTGAAGAGTATCAATG